AGGAATTAATCGAATCTTCTAATTGTGGTCCAATTTGTCCAATACCAACACCAACATCTAAAAAAGAATTACTTAAACTTTCAGCACTACCCCCAATCAATTCAGTTGCAGCAAAAAGTTTTTCTACATCTTCGGTATTTGCAATAACATTACGTCTTGACGCCTCTGCAATACCAATCATTGTTTTTTGGACATCTTTTATATCTCCACCTAAACGAGCAACTCTTGGAGCAGCATCGGAAACCGCCCTATACGTTTCAGTGAGTCTTTCTTGTCCTTGTCCAAAAGCTTTATTGAGCTCGACTTGGGCTTTATAAGTGTCCTCAATTGTTTTTGCTAACGTTTCAAAATTTATTTTAAAAGCTTCAGCTAATTGTTTACTATAACTTAATGAGCTTTTACCTGCGTCTTCTATTTTTTTTTCTTCGTCTCCTGCTGCCATAATTTGAATGGTGTTTTAATATAAATACAAAAGGACTGAGTTTTCAGTCCTTTGTGTTATCTTCAATCCACTTATCTAACAAATATTTTCTAACAAATAGTGGCATTGTTTGAAAATCTTGATAAGTTATGTTCATTAATTTGTTCAAATAGTAGAATTCATCTATCTGTCCTTTTCTATAATCAGAAGAAAGGACGAAAAAACTCAACCCCAAATCCGACATTAACTGTCATCTTTTCTCCTGATGGGGTGATTACAACTCGACTCATGTCTAATCTTGGTTCATTATCATTCATAAATTTTTTTATGAATTTTGAATCCAAAATCGGCATTTGTTCGATAAACTTAGCTATTTCTGATTTATCAGCACTTCCATTTACCTCTATAATTTCTTTTTGTAATCTCCAAGTTACTTTTGGAACAACTCTTCCTTGAGGATATGAGTCTTCTAACTTGCTTATTTCTAAAATCTCACCATAAGTTATAGGTTTTAATTTTATTGTAGCTTGTGATTTAGGTAATTGAGTAATAAAAGTACCATCTTCATTAGGTGTTTGTCCATTAATAACATTTAACTCATCTAAATAAACTGTTGTTTGAAATGGTTTTTTTGTTAATTGGTCAATTAAATTTAAATTAATCTCAGGTCCAAAACCTGTATTTCTTAAGAATATTAAAATTGCTTCAACATCTCCTTCTAACATATCTTCAATCCTAAGGTCTGGTTCGTAGATTTTACCTCTTAATAGTGTTGAGGTCATATCATTCCCACCCGCCATTAAAATATTTTCGTCATTAGCTGTTAGATAACCTACCTTGATAGATTTCTTTTTATTTTTGTAAAACACTCCTCCCGATGGTAGTGGTACTACATCATGTGGTAACGTAAAGTTTTGTTGTCCGTATTCTATTGCTTGATTTTCCATATAAAAAAATAACCGTAAAGTTTATGTCTTTACGGTTAAATATAATTAGTATTGATTTTTTATCAACACATATGTTTTTATTTTTTTTAAAAAATTAATAAACTAATACACAACGGTCCATTCTTAATGATACACTAATGTCAGCAAGACCATCAGTACTGTACCCTAACGAACCAAAATCAACACTAGTTAAGAATGTACCATAGAGAATCCATTTTTCTACCACAACTCCTGTTGGGTCTAACATCTCAAGGTCAATATCTTTTTTATAACCCGCAGCATAACCCATACGACCTGTAACAGATTCAGCGTGTAAACGAACCCATTCCATAAGAGCTTGTGCCGCAGATGGTCCAATTGGGTCTCTAAATTTAACAGGTATTTCATCCCAATTAAATCTACCCGCAACATAGGTAGATGTATTTAAAAATTGTATTTCAGTAGAAGCAATTTTAATTTTAGGTCTTGCAGTACTTTCTACAAACCATTCGTTAATCCCTAAGCTTGATGGAAACCTTAGTATGAATCGATTCTGTCTTTTCGGTTCGTAAGGAATCGGCATTTTCATCAATAAATCAGCCATATTATTTTAAATTAGTTTTTCTTTGTTTATTATCATAAATATATCCAAATGGAAAATATTTTTATTGACTTTCTGAATTTAATTTATTATCGTTATAATCCAGTCTAGTTTATTTAATTCTAGTTTATTTAACTAGTTTTTTATTTAATTATTTATTACTAGTTCTTTAATACTAGTTAATATTCTTTTTTTATTCCTCCTGCTGTTGAATAAGTTTTTACAATATTGTCTTCTTTGTCTTTAAAGTGTTTTTTCATAACCTCCAAATTTTGAATATCATCATCTGAAAATCCAATAGTTGGTTTTGATGGTACAAAATTATTACTCACCTCTTTTTTAAGGAACGCCTTTTTGTCTAATTTTGAAGAGATATCTTTAATATGGTCCACAAATTTATCCATTGCACGAACTTTAGCCTCTTCAGGATTTGCAGCACCTTCAGGGTCGTTATAAGAAACAGGATGAAATCTACACATATCTAAATATGTTTTAATTAATTCATCATCACTCATCTCATCATCACCTGAAATACTCCTATATTTTTTTAAGTTTTTAATTAACTCATCTTTATCAATACCATTAAACCCTTCAATTATGTAATTGTAAACAGCTTGTTTTAAGGTGTTAGGGTTATGTCCTCGAGCGGTTATTATAGAAAAGATAGAACCTCTGTTAATAGCTTCTCTAAAGTCGTCAAACGCTGGTCCAAGTTTAGCTCTCATTGAGTCAATCAAAAAGTTCTTATCTCCCGGTGTTTGAAAATTTTTAAACGGTTCTTCACCATATCCCACAATAGTTTCACCATTATACTCAAAAGGTTCTTCCCCTAATTGATGTCTGTATTCTGCAAAATCATCAGTACTCATACCAATTTCTTCACCGTCTTCAGTTTTAACTATAATTTTGGTTGGCATATGAACTATGTTATCATCCCAATCAAATGCATAATATTTCATATCAGGTGTACCTTGTTCATCAATTCCTTCTTTTAATGTATTTTTTTTCATAATTGGATAAAAAGTGGGGACGTATCCCCACTTATGGTTTTCATTAAATATTCTCGAACGAAGCTCCTGTTGGAGTGATGAAGAATTCAATATCAATGAACTCTAACGCTTTCGTCGGTTTCAAGTAAATTTTACCTGTTAATGTATTTCTATCTAAATCCTCAGGTGAAGACGAAACAGTTACACGGAAATCGTATAAACCTCTATCTCTTCTGATTGAGTCTAAAATTGGGTTAACACTATCTAAGAATTGTTGTCTAACAATTTGGTCGTTTTGTTCGAACAATAATCTTACTGCCACCGCTGAAATTAACTTACGAGCTTGAAGTAATAATCTTCTTACATTTAATCTGTTAAGTGCTGTGTCAGCAACTTGTAATGTTTTATTACCCCAAATAACCGTACCAACATCTGAGAAAGTTGCGATAGGGTTAATTCTACCTTGGTACAATGTGTCTCTATCTTCTTGAGTCAATTTAACTCTCGCTTTAACAGAATTTACAAGACCTCTTGTGTAACCCGCTGATGCGAACCATGGGAATGCAATGTTATCTGTTAACGCTAAGTTTCTACAAACTTCACCTGTTGCAGGTAAATAAATTTGTGTATTGTTAACTGTATCTCTTGTTAAAATCCAAGGATAGTAAGTTGCAGTATAGTTAGAGTCAATTCCTGTATTGTCCAAGTTATCAACCGCCTCTTGAGAATAAATAATATCTTGAGGGTTTGTAGCATCTGGAGTGTACATATTATAATCAGGTGTTGTTGCAATATAAACCGAGTCTGCTCTTTGATATTGAACCATATCAATTGTCTCTTCTACTAAGTTTGAATTGTTAATATAATCAATACTTGAAGTTGCTAATATATTAATGTTTGTTGCCTCAGGATTCGCAAATGTTAAAATACCAAGTAAATAAGCGTAATAATCAGTATTTGCAAAATCTTGAGTATTGTTAGCAACTGTAATTCGTTTAAATAAACCACTACCTGTAGCGTTAGGGTATCTTGTAGAAGACGATGCTCCCGCTAAGAATCCTGATTGACCTAATTGGAATCTATCTTGATTTGTTCTAAATTCTCTATAGATATCCCATCCGTCAAATCCACCTGCAAAACATACAGTATATTTTCTTGAATAAATGAAGTAGTAAGGGTTTTCTTGAGTTTCAGGGTCAAATCTGAAATCCGCAGTACCACATTCAAATGCTGTTTGACCACTTGTTAATGAACTATTTGTAATAGTAACAACTGTAGCTCCTGAGTCCATATGGAATCCTTTACTTACGTAATTCCAAGCAGCACCTTCAATTGGTTGAGGAGCAATAACCCAAGATTGTGGATTTTGTCTACCTTTATAAGTTAAGAATGATTCGTCAATACCATATTGTGTTGAGAAACCTAAATAAGTTCTTCTAACAATGTCTCCCGGAGATTCCACTAAATTAGAACCGCCTGTTGCCGCTCCAAATGGTGGATTAGCAATAGTTTCACCAGGGAAGAAATATTTTGTTTTGAATTTTGGAACCGGAGACGGGTTTAAAACCGTATCATACTCTCTTTGAGTATATCCTTCAAATCCACAAGGAATTGCGTCTATTGGTGCCTCATCAGCCATCTCAATCATTACATATTTTGAAAGTAATGCATACTCTCCATTAGTAGAACCAATTTTCTTAGCAACGAAGTTGTTAGAGTTAGGGTCCATATTACAGTTAGTGAATTTCTCAATAACAACCGGATTAGAGTCAGTATCAAAGAAATTTCTTACTAAGATATCAAATGTCATGTTGTTGAATGATAAATTAGCAATCGATACTTTAACTTCTAAATTCGCAGCGTCCCCATCAGAGATTGAAACAAATTTAAATAATTTATAAACTTTATTACCTCTCAACTCAGAAACTAAGAATGGTGTTACAGGTGATTGATATTGGTTAACATTGTATGCAATTGATGAAGGGTTTTCACTTTTAGCATCCGGTAATGAAACCAATTGAGGATTAATACCTTTAATATAACCTTGGTTATAAGCATATGCCAACGAAGAAGGATAAATTTCTTCAACAAATAAAGGAACTTCATTTCTTGATTTCCCAAAATTATCAATACCTAATACTTTAGTAAGGAATTTTGAAGATGATGCTAATAAATTAGTTTCAAATGTAAAATTATCACCATCTTTAGTAACACCTGATAATCCAAATGACGCATAAGGGTTTTTATCAATACTTGAATATTGGTCTGAACTCAATAATGTTACGTTAGTTGTCGCACTAACTTCATAAACAGGACCGTGATTATCACTAGTTGAGCTATTAACATATAATGATATACCTCTTGAACGAAGTGTTGCAACAACCATGTTGTTATATTCAGTGTATGCCGTACCAATAAAACTATAATATTCTCCTGAAATTGTTCCTGAGAAACTATCAGTTACACCTGTAGTAATTGAATTAAAGTCATAATAAAATGAATACCCTGAATAAGCATTCCCTGTATAATTGTTAAAGTTTGCATAATACCAAGAATCATTCTCCCCTGCAGATAAATCATTATCGGCTAAATCAAGAGTATCAACACCATAAGCGTTCACTATTGTACCGTATTGATTAATTAACGTCCAATAATCATCTTCCGGAAGTGGTCCGTAAGCCACCGCAGTAGTTGCAGATAATGTTGGGTCACCAACAACATCTAAAATTGTATTTGTAATATCATTATTATATGTAGAAGTACTACCATCTGATAATCTATATTGTGTGTTGAAGTTAGTCTGAACCGCAGTTGGGAATGAACCACTAATAAAATTAACGGTACCCGCACTTGTTGAACCTGTAAAAGATACAGACCAAGCAGTTGCTCCGGTTGGGTTTTGGATTACAGTTGTAGGGTCTACATTCGCAGTAACTCTAACACTCCAAGACGGACCAGCATCATATCCTGACAATCCTAAGATTCTTGTCACGAACAACTGATTCGATTGTTGTAAGTATGATTTAGCGATGTAAGCCGCTTCATATTTAGGGATTTGTGTGTTAACAAATTTAGTTGGTTCTGTTCCTCCGAAAAAGGCTTGGAATTCGTCGTAGTTTGTTATAAATACCGGTTCAAATGCAGGACCTCTTAAAGTCTCACCAACTAAACCTAGGGTAGTAACACCCACACTTTGTGCTACGAATGATAAGTCAGTTTCTGAAGTGTATACCCCCGGTGAAACGAAAACTTTTTGATTTGCTTGTGCTGTTGCCATTATCTAATTATTCTATTGTAGATTTATTTTATAGATAAATATTCGATAAAATATCAAAAAACTTTACTTTTAGATATGTATTTGTAAAGAGTATGAATTAATTCTACCTTTTTTCTACCTATGAAACAGACAAAAGAAATCAAGAATATTAAAATTGACCCCGCCGTCCATGAGATACTGAAAAAGTACTGTGAAAAACGAGGATTAAAAATTTATAAGTTTTTGGAAAAATTAATCGTAGAAACCTGTAAAGAGAAGAAAGATATCTACGGAGAGGATTAAACTAATAGGTTATCGAACTGTATTGAAGACTCTTTTGTCTCATCAGTTTTAACCACATCAATACGTAAAATATCATTAGTTGTTATCTGAATATTTTGAACATCAGTTCCAAAATAATCACCATTAATATAAACATCAAAAGAATCAATATTAGTCCAAGTTCCAAAAGAAAGATTAGCGGTGTAAGCAACAATATCACTTAAAGTATCGTTTCCAATAACAAATAAATAATTCTCCAAAAATTCATTTGGATTTTCTAATGTTTTATTTTTCTTTCCGGCATTTCCAGCACCCGTTAATTCCATAAGTTGAGTAACTCTTGCAATTGCAGGTTTAACCTGAAATTCTTCTTCATCAATCAAATAACCTAACATTGTAAAGTCATACGATTGAACATAATACTTTCTTGACTCCAAACTCATTTGGGATTCGTCCGAAACATTATTCATTATAATTGGGA